TTTCGAATATTTGAATCTAAATGAAAAAGATTTGTACCTGCAGGTTTGTACCAAATTCTTGGGTATTTCAAATTTTTTGAATATTTACCACCGCGAGATCCATTACAAATATTTGACATCCACGATTCGTCGCTTTTGTTATAATCGACTCCAATTTTAAAATCTTCCAAAGTGGTTCCAGCGTCTTGGTCATATAAGAATCGGAGCATCTTTCCTAATAACTTGTCTGTAGAATCTACCCACTTTACAAGCAATTTTTTATCCAATTCGATATGGTCGTATGACTCTTCGTGATCTTGCAAACTCAAGTGTTGATTAAACTCTTCCAAAGTCATACCTTTATCCTCCTCTGGAATTGTTGTAATGGTACCGCAAAAATCGTTTGTTTTGCTCATTTTTTTTCTGGGAATCTTGGCACTCAAAAATTTTTCTTTACTAATTTGGTCCCTTACACTATCTCCATTTTGTCGCAAACGAGAAAATATGTCTTCTTGTAGCTGATAACCACGGTAAATATTTTCATATACAATCTTTTCAACATAGCAAGTCAACGGGATATTATCATTGTAAATACCACATAAGCGTAAGCTTTTTGACATTACAGTAATTGTTGCAACACGGCTTGGTCTATAAAACATGTGAGTTAAATGCCATTGATAGTCCGCAGAAACAATATTGATTCCGCGACCGACCAAACCGTGAGCAATAATCAAAATTCGAGGAAACTCTTCACTACCTCCATTTTGTTTCAAAAATTGCAATACATCTTGTATCGATGTCTTGGCAAATACATGATGTTTACCAGCAAGTTTTGACTTTTTTCCGTTTAAAAGTACAATTTGTTTACCACAAAGCGTCGACGAATAAAGTGTTGTGGATTCACCATTATAAGTTAGCACTGTATAAGCATCGGAAAAAGTTTTATGATTCGCGATTTGAGATTGTAGCTCTTGTTGCATTTTTTTTAATCGCTCCGTTTTTATCAAAGTAATACAAGGTTGACTTGCAAATGGTGCATTATTTTTGTGAATCTTTAAATACTGATACAAGGATTTGTCCCATTTTAGAATATTATTTGGATATTTTTTTTTTCGCTTCGAGTCCAACTTTGGAATAAAATTAAAGTTTATATCAAGGACACCTTTGTAGTTTGGAGGTGGCAATAATACATGATGGCTAGTAAAAGTAAATAAAGAATTGTGGAATGGTTCATATAAAGTTGCACTGATTCCAAAAGCATTTGAAACCTTGGTCAACAATTTTTGCAACTGTGTGCTTAATACATCTCCACTGGTATACAAAAGTTGATCAACTTCATCTACAATCAAGGTAGTTGGGCCAGGTCCAGCGATTTCTAGACACTCGTTCAAGTTTTGAACATGTTGATGATTCGCAATCGTAAAAATGACAGTTTTTTGACATGCTAAATCGGTGCAAAGATTATCGTGCTTTTGTAGTTTTCCATTTTTTTTTCGATGGACATTGCCCGTATAATATATTTTTGGAATATATTTTCGTGTTGCAGTCTGACCTTGCTCAAACACATGATCCTGATATTTTTCCAAAAATAATTGAAAGCCTTTCGACATTTGCTCATAATCCTCCGTAAAACTTCGTAATAGAACAATTACATTATGTTTATACTCCATGGTAAATAAAAGTATCAGTGCGTGAATGATTGCTGATTTACCACTCTGAATTGCTCCCTTTATTAAAGCGTAAGTTGCTGCATTTTTTCCATCCAAATTAAATTTGGAAAAATCTGAAATCGCATCATACAAACGAGTAAACAATTTCAAGTATAATTCTATATTCATTTTAGTTGTGAATATAAGATTTGAAAAATTGTAAATCATTTTTTTAATTTGACTTGGACAAGGTAGATAGGAATACTTTAGATCCATCAGCAGCAAAAAATTCAAATAAAGCTGTACTATTGGATTTGAAAACAATCTGACCATAATAGTTGTCAAGTTGGATGGGTATAGTATTGGTTTGGGTATTATAGACACCTAAAAATTTGATTGCATTGGCACTCAAAATTGGTATTGAAATACTTATTAAAAATACAATAAAATCTGCAGCAGCGTTGACCGAATCATCAATTGTCAAATCAATCAATGCATATTGAGTTTGAATATTAAAAGATGCAGAACCTGTAGGAACATATTGATAAAAGTTTTGTGAATATTGAGGACTGCTATAAGTCGAATATTTTGTAATTTTGTAAGTATTCACTGTTGGTGTAGAAGTAATTAGTACAGTATTTTGTGACATTTTATTTAAAAAAAATTTAAAATAATTTTACATGCAATAAAATGTCAACTCCATATATTATTGGCGGTGTTGTTGTTGCTCTTATTATCATTATTATAATTGTTGTGGCTTTAAATCGCAAAAAAGGACCTCCTCCAAACACTGCAAAACCTGTAGTAAGTAATACAGCTCCCTATTCGTTTACTCCTCTCGCACTACCAACAGCACCATCACAACCAGGTTTACCAAAAGCACCACTAGCACCTAGTGTACCTGTTAGATCACAACCTCCCAAGATGTAACCTTGTTACAAATTTTTTATTTACTATAATAAAAAATGTTTGAATTATATATCATCTTTGGAACAACTGTTCTACTGATTATAATTGTCATTATTATTGTCATCATTACCAATAAAAGTAATCCGTCTCCCAAAAATAAATATGAACCATCTAAACCTCCCCTTGAAAGGAATAAAGACAAAATGATGCCATCTAGATATCCTCAACCTTCAGCCCCTCCTCGACTTGCCTAAAGAGTATATCAACATACAAGCACCAGCTATTATTACAAACTTGCCATATTTTCGATATCGTGTTTTGTACTTTCGTTCATTAAACCAGCACAATGTTTTAATCGTATCATCTGTACCTGATAAAAATTTGTCTGTTTCAATTGCTCCCTTTACTACTAATCCTTCAATCGATGGATCAACTGGATAATAAGAATATGGAGTGTAGTATTTAATTTTGTATAATTTTATTAATAACTGATGGTGCTTTTGATCTGAAAATACGGGTAACGGAGAAGTAAAACAACCATCCAAGTAATATTTCCCTCTAAATTTATAATACAAGTAGGGACTTACTAGAAATGGCATATTGGAGGAAGCCAATGCGGCATCTACCAAATCTTCATTGTTTTTATAATTAGAAAAGACTACCTTTTTAAGACCAAACCAAGTTATTTCAGTTGCAGCAATAAAAACACGGTCTGTACATCTTTCATGCGCGTCTTTGGGCAATAGTTGTAATATTTCTTTACGCAACAATTTAAAATAATCTCGTTGGTAAATTAAATTATTATAGATTTCAATAATTTGATCGCCGTGAACTCCAGAAGCCATTAAAATTGAACAAATAGCACCAACGCTTGAACCTGCATAGCGTTTAATTTTCATCTTTCCTTCCTTTTCCAGTCGTCGTATAATTTTGTCAGTTCCAATTACAAAAAATCCGTAAAAACCTCCAACACTAATGACTATATCAATTTCTTTTGGATAAATATACTTTTTATGAAGAAATTCATCTATTGATAAACATCGCAGTATTTGACTCTGCATTTACTAATAGGTAACAAAAAAATGATTTAAATTGTTTTGTAATGTTGTTTTTTAACAAAAATGTTTGTTTTGCTTGATATCCCTTTTCATTTACAAATCAAAATAATGTCTTATCGTCCGCGTTTACATAAATTTCCACGCTCCATCGTTTTAAGTAAACATTTGAATAACAAATATTGCCAAGTTTGTGGTGAATATATTGAAGGACTTAAATACACTGGAGATCCATTTCCTAAACATGCACATACCTCTCGATATTATTATACGCAAAAAGAAACTAAATATTTAAAAATTAGATCCTATTTTTTGACCCACTTGTATAAAAAACAATATTCAAGTCATCATTTAACAATAAAAAAGTATGATGATAGTTTCGAAAGCGATGTACCATTACCCTTTGAAATAATATTTCAAAAAAAGGGTCTCCAATATTATTACAATTTTGCAGATTTTTGTAATCAAAAGTCTAAAAAAATCGAATTAATGATTGATAATCGAATGACCAATATTTTTGAAAATCCAAACTGTTGGCTTTCTTATACATTTGTTGATTTATTTCCTGAACTTTCTGTTGAAATGATTCATAATGTTCGAATGATTTATTTACCAGAAACTTTTTACTTGAAAAAAGACAGCTTGGAACATGAAAAAAATATAAATATTATTCTATCACGAGCTGTAATATACAATCAAAATTTTATTAAATTATTTTTTACAAGTCTATTGCAATACGAATCCGTTTTTTATTCTTTTTTACAAATCGATTTGAAGAATACTATACAAGCAATGAATATTTCTCTAAAGACTCCTAATTTTTTATATATAAAAGCGATAGATTTCAATATAAAAACCATTGATTATATTTCAGAAAAAAAGCTTGTTTCATTATTCTCCAATTATTCCTCTTTTTTTATCAAATTATATGAAAAGGATGAAAATGCCTGTCAGTATTTTACCTTGTACGAACCTTTACAAGAAACAGTCGAACAAAGACAAATATTATTTGATATAAAATAATTGTAAAACTCTATAAAATAAAAATGTTGTGGAAACAAATTTTACTATTGTTTGGATTATTTAATATCGTCCCCGCAGCTCGAAATCTTCGTAGAAAGTTACCAGCGACTATACAATGGAGTGTACAGGCTAATCAAGTTTTTATGGATGCTGTGCCTGTAAATTTAAAAGGCATCACTTGGAACGGTCTAAATAGTGACACCCTGTCTTTTTTTGGACTGTGGAAACATTCTTTGGAATTTTACATGGATCAAATTAAAAGTCAAAATTTTAATGCAATTCTTGTTCCCTTTTCCGCGGAATGGTCTTACTATCATCGAAACACTAGACCATTTCATACTACCGTCTCGAACGATTTTGAGTGCATTAACAAGACAAGTATCCAAATTTTGGACCTCTTTTTTGAAAAAACGCGACGAAAAAATTTAATGGTGGTTTTAAATTTAAATCGACTACACAAAGATTTCATGACAGACGTGTGGATTGATGATCCCGAGTATCCAATTAATGTTTTTTATAATTCTTGGTTTAATTTGTTGGATATATATCACGAATCCAAAAATCTGTTGGGAATTGATATTTTCGGTGAACCATTTGGAAGGGCGAATTTTAACCTAAATAATACATATAATTGGGCAAATTTTGCGGAAGAATTTCTTGATGCCATTCATATTAGATATCCATCCAACTCTTGGTTATTTTTTATAGAAGGTATTGAATACGGAACTAGTTTCAAAAATAATATTTTTGATTTCAACGGAAAGCCTTATGCAAACAGAATTGTATATACTCCTCATGTGTACGATGACCAATTTCCAGATGCGTACACCAAAAAAACATCTGTCGATGAATTGTACTTGCAATGGAATAATAATTTTGGATTTTTAGTAAACCAAAATAAATCGGTATTGATTACAAATTGTAAAAGTCGTTCCAATATTTGGTTAAACTTTTTTAGTACCTATGTTTCACAAAAAAATCTTGCCAATATTTTTTTATGGGAAATCAATAATGATCCCACCAACGGAATATTTTATGAGGATTGGCAAACTTTTGATGATTCTAAACTTTCCATTATAAATTCAATACAACCAAACGCAACACATTTTTACATCAATGCGTTGTAAAATTGCATCATTACTATAAATACAATTGCCAATAAAACTATATCATAAAGTACCGCTTTCCAAGATACTGCGTGGAACCATCGAGAAAAAAAGTTTCTAGACATTGGTGTATATAAAAAGTAAAGCATAAAAGCTCCGGAAATAATTAAAGTTACAATAATAACAGTAATTAATTGAAGTGCTTGGCTTTCAATATGGAGTAGCCAAATAAATAATGAAGCAATCAACAAGTAAATAGCAATCAACACAAAATCAATGCATAAATAAGTAAATGGATTGGTATCATAATATTCCGCAACTAGTTCCTTATTCTGTGTGATAAAATTTGGCAATCTGAGTGCATAAATGACTACTAGAGTACAAATGCAAAAAGAAAAAATATAAGAGATGAATAATTTTAGATAATTCATTCGGTTTTTATAACTAGAAAATTAAATTTTTCCACACTTTTAGAATTTCTTGGCGTTTTGGTTCCAATTTGATACTCAACAGTCCATTATCAACCGTAAATGGACTTTGTAATAAGAACACTTTACGCGGTATTTCATATTTTTCAATCTTTCCTTGACAAATTTTTTGCACCTCTTGAAAAGCATCATTCACTAATAATTTTGTATGAACAAGGCAGATATTATAATCCATATTATCCGAAGGAATGACCAGCACCTGGTCAAAATGAGATGAAGCCAATAATAATGATTCTAAATACCCAGGATTCACATATTTTCCATTTGATAATTTATATTCATGTTTAATTCGTCCTTTGATGAATAAATATCCTTCATTGTCCATATAACCTTTATCACCTGTAGGAAACCATTCTTCACTATTGGGTAAGCTTGTTTTTATTGTATTTTTGTCGTCAATTTCATCTAAATATCCCAGCATTAATGATGGAGATCGGACAAGAATTTGCTCATCATAATCTATTTTTATTTTTACATTATTCAATGGTTTTCCTACAGAGCCAATTTTTTGCGCATTTGGAGAATTTAAAGAAATCATGGGGCTCGTTTCCGTCATTCCAAATCCTTGATAAAT